TGAATACTATATCCACTTAAACATCCTACATTTTTAGCAACAGGTACAATTCGTATTGTGCTAGAATCATTTATATTTTGTAATTTAAATATTGAGTTTTCACAAAATATAAATAACTCATCACGGAAACTTTTAATCCCTACAATTTGATCTTCTAAAACAATATTGCCCGATCCCGTTGTTGTAAAATCTGTAGGGTCTAATGTGCCACTAAAAAAAATAGTATTTAAATTATCTTCTACTCCTGCAACAACTAAATGTTTATCATGAATTGCTGCGTGTGTTGCAAATTTTGTTCCTGTAACAGTTATTTCTCCTGCAAAAAAAGTTCTACTTGTAAAAGAACCTGTTCCCTCCATTCTAAAAAAATACGGTTTATTAGCACCGTCAGCAATAACTAATAATCCATGATCAAACGTAGCTCCTTCAAATAATGCAAAACTAATTTGTCCTTGTGAAGTTCTTGTAAGTGTACTTCTTCCAGTAAATGCTGTATGATTATCACCACTACTTGAAACAGAACTTCGACTTACATTTGTCCAACTTGTTCCATCTTGACTAAAAAAGATTCCTGTCCCTGCACATGCAATAACTCCGTCTGCATATGGAATAACTCCTAAAATATTAGTAGAGCCTCCTGTGGGCTTGGCAGCACTTCCACCACCATACTTTGCAAAACCATTAATTCGTCTATATCCACCTTCTGTAGAAACTTCAAAATTTCTTAATTCTCTTGCAACGCCCGGAGTTCTTAACAAGTCAATTGAATTAGCAGATTTAACTAATCCACCGTTACATGCAACTGTAAAAGGTTGTGCTCGTGCCATAATTAAAAGTACATTCTATCGTCTGTAAAAGTTCTTGGAGTCGGATTTAACAGATTAGATTTCATATATCGTAAAGCTTTTTTATAATCATCAAGTGCAAAAGCTGCTTGTTGAGGACTTTCTTTAAATTGCCATACATAATATCTTACTCGTGAAGTAATCACATTTGTATATTGTTCAGGTAATATTACCGTATCACTTTGAGAAGATAATTTTGTAGGTTTATTAAAAGCATAAAAATATACATTATAAACTTTATCAGGTATTGGACTTAATCCAAACTTTCTACTATCCGGAGATTTAATTACAAATGTTGGTTCGCCATGTTCTGTAGCTGCATCATCTGCATTTTCACTATCTCGATAATATCTTCTCCAGTCTGATAAGTTTAAAAATTTTAATCCTTTAGACACAAAAGGTGCTGATTCACCACTTACTCCAATTGTTGTTAAATAAAAATCATCCCAGTCTACAGAAGCATAATCATCTGTAATACTTGAACTGCTTTCTTTTAACTCATACCATCGTGTTCCTGCTACAGTAGCAACAGCTACGTTTCCATAAAATGGATCAGTTGCTCCGCTTTCTCCTGCAGCAAAAAATGGTAGCTGTGGTTCTTCATTAGCAATATCAAATATAGATTTATTTATAGCATCTTTAACAAACTGTTGAAATCCTGTGGCATTTGCAAAGTTTGCAGATGTTAAAGGAATTTCATTTAGCTCTCTTAGAACTTCATTAGTTATGTCAAGATATGTGGTTGCCATTATGTGCCTACTTTTTTCTGTGCTGCTTTATGAGCTTTGGTAAAACTATCTCCTCGTTTCATCATCGTAGCCATCATTTTCATATGCTTTCCAGTATGATGAACAGAATGTTTTTTCATCGTTTCTTGTTGTCGTTTAGTTAAACTAGATAAATCTGCACCTTTGACCATTACTTTTTTATTAGTCTTTTTTTTGGTCATTGTTTTTTTAGCAGGTCTACCTCTTTTACTTCCGTACGTTCCCGGTCCACTTGGCATAGTATTTCTCCTTATTGTGGCTTTTGTGTTTTCATTGCAGAAGCTACACCACCGTCAAAGTACCCATACCTAGTTCCCATACGCATTGGTTTTCTTTTAACTTCTTTGCCTTCGTTATACATCATTCTCATTTTTTTATCTTTACCGGGCATTACTTATCTCCTTTTTTTTCTTCGTATTCAAATCTCATTGTATTATGTCCAACCATTTCAGAACACTTTTCTTCTTTTTCTTGGATTGTTTCATAATCCATCATTTTGTTTTCCATATAAAACCTCTAGTTAGGTGTAAGGGGGAAGAGAACACCTGATTCCTTCCCCACTTACGAGTTATATTAGTCTACTACGTAGAACGCTGAAACTAATGCTTCAGGTCTAAGAACTTTAGAACCATATACGTGCAATCCTCTAACGATATCACCGAAAGAACTTGGGTCACGAAGGACTTCAGTTGAGATGATAGTTTGAGCAGTTGCAGTAGATGAAATATGTCCTGCTAATACTTTACCAGTAGCGTTAGACGTACTAGCAACATTATTAGATTTGTACATATCAAATCCTCTTAGTTTACCACTAGAAACTAATCCGTTTCTAATAGAACCTTGACCGGCATTAAAGTCTACAGACAATAACTTAGAACCTGACTGTCCTAACTCTTCATAGAATGAAGGCGGTGCTAAGAACCATCTTCCTTCTTCAGGGATGCTTTGATCATCCATTAGTCTAGCCATTCTAGCCATAAGGTCTAGAGCATCTACACCAGTTCCATCAGAACCAAGTAGGTCGACAGAGTTAGTTGCGTGAGTCATGCTTGAATCAGCAGTAGAACTGTCAGAACCTATTACGTGGTCTGGTGAAGAACTAGATACTCCAGAGAACATAGCTGCAATAACAGCAGCATCATATGAGTCTCTAAGAGCATAAGCTGCAGAAGAAGTAGCTACCTCTTTGAAGTTGACGTGTGACATTTTGCTTTCAATATCATCTACGATGAATTTAAAAGCTTTAGCACTATCAACAACTAAAGTTAGCTCTTGGTCTGTTAGCTTAGTTGCAGTTGTATCGCTACCTCTTGTATAATCAGATACAGAGATAACGGGTTCTTTAATAATCTTTACAGAGTCTCCGAAAGCAGATATTTCACCAGTATAATCGGTGTTTGTAATAGCCTCTACCACCGATGCTTTTCTGAAAAAGTTTAAAACCTTTCTAGAGTAAATCGAAGGTAAAAAGAAACTATTAGTCTGTCCACTTACGGAGTTCGCAAAGTTAGCATCGGTATCCGTGCTTGGTTCAAAAAATTGAGCCATTATACTTTCTCCTTTAAGTTATAGTTTATTTTACGATTCTGCCTTGTTGCATAGCTTCGCTTATTTCGGCTTCATACCTATCAAACTCATCTATGCTCATAGCAGCAATCTCCTTTTCTGACCAAATCTTTTCCTGTTTAGGTTCTACACTTGTTGTTTTAGTAGAAACTAAATCAGCAGCAGATTGTGTCGTTTGTAACGAATTAGATCGTTCTTGTGGTTCAGGATTAATCCCTATATCCCTTTTAAATAAATCTAAAGCTCTAGAAGCTAAATCAGCATCATCAGCATTTTTGTATATCCAATCTTGAATAGACTTTGGCTGTTGTTTTGCCCAATCATGAAAATCATCACTATTTCTTATGTCTTCAAAATCTGGATGTTTTTCAACTAATCTTTTTTCAGCTTCTCGTTGTATTATCTCTTGCTCTCTTTCTTGTAGTTTACTAAGACGTTCTTCAAGAACTTTTGTTTTAGATTCACTTTGTAAGTGAGCAACAGTTTCAACAACTGCCATAACATCAGGATATTCTTTACCAAACTCTTCAAGTTCTTCGGGAGTTTTAGGAGCTATGTACTCTGTTCTATTTTTAGTAGCTTCATCAAGTAACTCTTCTTCTCTAGCTTTGAACTCTTGAAGTTTATTATCATAATGTTTTTTTAGATCATCATATCTTTTTTTATAATCTGGTTTTTTATATGGTGTATCTTGTGGAGCATCTAACGCATCTACATTTACACTACCAGATTGTTCTGCTTCCGTAATGTCATTTGAATCAAATAATTTATTTTTTTCAGATGGCTCTTCGAAATACATTTCTTCTGATGATTTAAAAGGTTTATCATTACCTGTATGCCAAGCTTTTTTATAATTATAAGGATTTGGCTGTTCCTCATTAACGATTTCTTCGTTCATTTTTACTCCTACTCAGGGCTTCATTAACAAGGTAGCTGCGTGTGCACTTGCAGGGCTTGTCTTGTAAAGGTCGCCTTTCAGTTATTAATACGATAAAGTGCCTGTAACAGGGTAGCTTTATCTCCTAGCTACGAACGTAAGGTCGAGTTGAGAGCATACTTTTTTTAATCTCATCATCTGTTAAATCTGATTGCTCTTGCATTCCTGCTTGAGCACCTACAGTTTCTCTAGTGACTCGAATATCTTGTCGCACTGGCTGTTGTTCTACAGGCATTACAACTGTATCCTCTTCCTCCATCTCACCTCCATTTGCCATTTGTTGTCTGCTATCAACAGCTTCTTCTGCATCTTCCATCATACGCTGTAAATTATCAGCACCGATTTCTTTTACAGATTTAGCTGTAAACACAAACTCTCCATCCGATAACCTTGCAGGTATCGAATCGGACACTCCAGACCCCGGACCTTCAACTGGTCCAGAACCTGCGAATTCAGATGCAACTTCGATTACTTTATCAAACACTTCACTAAGCATATCGTTATTGCGTAATTCATTCATTAAAAAATCTTGTTCATCCTCACTTAATGCTTCATCCATTATAAATTCTATGTAATTTTCTTCCATTTCCTCATCTGATTCCATTTCAGGTTTATTCATTAACATAGACATTTGATCATCTATACTTCCCCCGTCTTGTTTAGATGCTCGTAATATTGCAAAATCTTTTTCGTCTATTGAACCGCTTCCATCAACATCTAATTTTTTTTGATTACCTACTAATTTTCCATCACTCATGGTTTGTCGCCCTGTTCTAGCTCCTAGCGGATTAGCTTCTTCTGCTAATTCTCTTCTTCTATCTTTAATAGCTTTATTAAAAAAATCTTCTGTGTATATATTATTTTCAAGAAGACGGTTACCTATTTTAACTTTTTCTAAAATTTCTTGTTGAATAAATTTATCTTTATTCTTAGATAAAGCTACATCTTCCATACTAAGCTTTGCAAGTTTATCTACAAATCTAGGTATACTGGTTTCAAAAGTTTCTGTCATTTTAATTCTCTTTTCTATTTATGGCTTCTTTAACCTGCTCCTCCAACTGCTCTAGGCGTGCCAGAGAATTCACTTTCCCCTGCAACCGGTACATTTCCTGTTCCGATGTTGCCACCACCAGTTCCTGTAACGCCAAAGTTTTGAGGTGATTCAGATACTCCTTGTATATTCCCCATTGGGGATTGTTGATTAGGGGTAGTAATTTCTTCGCTAGTTGTTTGTCCAACATTTTGCATTCCTATTATTTGAGCCATGATAGCAGCTTCTTCCGGATCATTTAATATTTCATCAGGGTCTAAGTCTAAGCTATAGGCAAGTTCACTTACAAGTTTAGAAATTTTAACAAATGGTGCAATAGTTGGATTTTGTGCAGTTTGTAAGAATGTTGTAAGTCTTTGTGACCTAACTTCTTTCTGCATTAAACTATTTGTACCTGTTGCTCTAACTTCTAAATCTCCTTCTACATCTAGTTCTCCTTCATGAAATTGCATATTCCATTGAAAAAACGACTCTCCTAAAGGTTTTAATAAAAAATCATCAAGATTTTTTACAACAGTTTTAATGTTTAAACTTGCAGCCCCAAGCAACATAGACATACCAGATGCTGTTCGTGTCATACTTTGTACGCCTGTCTGTCCATGTGAATAACTAGGTATGCCTGTTTGTTCATCTGCAAGTTGTCTAAACTTATCAAACATCATCATATTTTCTGGAGCAGTATTTGGAAACTTTAACGCATAAATACCTTGTCCCGGCATGCCTGCTTGTCTTCTAAATATTTTGCCCGGATATATATCCATTGACTGTCCACCTACTAATGCAGATTCATCTACATCAAATACTAATGAACCAGATAATGCTAAATTATCTATTGCCATCCGAGCATGTCCATTCATGATTTGTTGAGAATCATCCATGTTTTCAGCAACTCCTATGCCAAAAAAGTTATATGGATTTCTTTCATATGGAAACGCATGATAAGGAATTCTATATGGAGTGAATGGATTTATAACTGCTCTTAGTAATTGATTTCCACATACCCAAGCATTTATTTGAACTTCGTCTAAATCATCTACCGAATCATCTAACTCAATACCAACTTCTCTAGCATATTCAGCATCCATAATCCCCCAATATTCTAATACTTCAAAATGAGCTTGATATGTATCTTCAACTCGTGCATCATCTTTAAGTCTAGATTCATAGTCTTTTTCAACATAATTAGGACCGTCCTGTAAACACAACCTAATTGCATCTTCATTAAAATAAGGCATATTACGTAATTGACGTAATTGACTTTTATTCATTTTATGCCTATGAATTACATATTCACACTCTTCAATATTAGTTGCAGTTGGGTCTGGATAAAAATCCCAACAACTTACAAACTCTATTCTAGGAACTCTAACCTCTAATGGATTATAATTTCTATTTCCTTCTTCATCTTGATCCCATTTATTTAATTTTTTATTAAAGTTAAATGGACCTTTTACAATTCCTGTTCCTAATAGTGCAGATTCTAATAGTGCATTTCTAATTTCAGATGATCCATGCGACTCATCAATTTGATCATGAATTAACTTTTCCATTCTCCTTGCAGCTTTCTGTGCAGGGGATAATTCAAGAGCATTTGGGTCAGGACTAAAGCCTTCTACTAAACTGTCTTCAACTTTATCTTCAAGAGTTTCAGTAAATTTGCCTTTATTAAACGTAGCTCCGGGTTTTAAAACTTTGCCATCGCCTTCATATCCAACATCATAAATACTTTCAACTGGAGCATCTTCTAATCTATTTCCAATATTATCTGGTACTAAATCTGTAGGACTTTCTATTCCTAAAGTATTTGGTTTAATATGCCCGTGTTCTAATTCTCCTTCTGGTATTTTTGTTTCTTCTATACCAATAGGAAACTTTCCTGTTCCAAAAATTACATCTACTAATTGACCAAAAGCAGCAAGAACTTTTGTTTTTGTAATTTTAACAAAAACTCTAGATTTTTCAGACTGTCTAAATTTAATTGATTTATTATATAGCCCTCTATAATTTTCATAGGCTTGTAGCCATCTACGCTCGTCAGTATCTCTACTTTCTTCCGCTTGACTATATCTACCAGTAATAATACCTACAAGATTAATCCTTTGATCTTCTTCTAGATTTAATTCTTTACCTGCTTCGCCCTCTACTTCTTGATAGATGTTATCAGCATTTAAAATTGTATTATCGGTATCTGCCATATATTAGTATCCAAATGTAGAATCAGAAGGTAAAAATCTTTCTCGCTTAATATTACGAAGTCTTTCAAGTGGACTCTCCATTCGAGGTCGACTCATAATCATATATCTTAACGCATCATAAGCGTGATCCGAAGCATGTGTATCCACATCTTCTGGATTCTTTTTTGACAGAGGAATACTTTGTAGTTCTCGAATTAAATTAGGACACGTATTAAATATCTGTATTCGAGGTCTACCATTATCTCTGACTTTCAAATATTCATGTATTTGAATTTTACCTTGTATTCTATTTTTATCAGCCCTTCGCAGTTTATGTCCTGCTCGAACTAATGCTTCACCTACTGTTGGACCAGTTGTACCTGTTCGTGCCCAAGCAGCAGTATCAAGAACACCATTTACAGAAAATGGGTCTTCAACTTCCATCTCTGTTATTATACTACCTAATTCTTCACCTGTCAAGCCTTTTTTATACAATTCCCTGTAGATTATTAATGTGTTATCTTCCATATCTATAGCTCCCCATAGACAGCAAGACTCAGATGCATACCCATAGTCAATACTTTTTAACCGTTCCCAATGTAAAGGAATTAAAAACGGAGCAATAACATGAGCATCTGTTTCAAACTCAACAAACGCTGCACCTTCATTAATATCCCAATTACCCTCTAATAGTTGTCTTCTTTGAACTGGAGGTAACGAATTTAACATTTGTTCGTATACTCCATCTTCTGCTAAGTATGGATTATCACTAAGACGTGCCGGAATAAATTTACGTGTTAATCCGTCTGTGCCTACAAAAGATTCATTATAATCATTAGCATCAACATATCTTTTTTTAACCCATTGTGCACCAATACCTCCGGGGTTTGCAGTACAACGTAAATATGTTTTGATTTCTGAATCAGTTGTTCTAAGACGTGAGGCTAAGTAGTTCCATCCAAACTCCGTTGGTAGGTGGGTGATTTCATCGAACCCTATCCAAGAGTATGCTTGTCCTTGGTAGCGATACACGTCTGCATCTCGTTCTAAGAAACCAAACTCTATCTTAGCCCCACTAGGGAAGTTCCATACTTTTTCAACTTCCCTGAACTTACAGCCGGGAAAGGCTTGAGGGTAGAGTTCTCTTGATTTATCTATTAGTTCTCTTAATTCTGGCATAGACCTTCTAAGTATTAAAGCTCTATGTGCTTTTCGATGTGCGTATCGTAATGGGTCAACTAACATTGCATATGATTTACCGCCTCCGGCAGCACCACCATATAATACATCTTTTTCATCTGCAGCTAAAAATTCAGTCTGTGGTCCTTCATTAGGATGAAAAACTACATTAATTCCAGAATCAATTTCATCTTGTATAGCTTTAGGTAAAACAGATAATTTATCTGAAGTAACTACTTTACCTTCTTCTGTTTCTTTATCGCTATCGAGTTTTCCAAGGAGTTCAGTCGTTTGTTTAAGATTATGTCTCTTTGATTTAAGTTTGCTTTCAATCTTTTGGATAGCTTTCTTTTTTTTGGCAACAGCCCGTCTTGCTGCCATCTTGGCTTTTTGCTCATTAGAATATTTATATGTTGATTTAGTGCCTTGTGGACGACCTCCTTTTTTACGAGGAGTACCATCTTTTTTTAAAACAAAGTTCCCCTCAGAGTCTGTCAAGTAAAGATCGGGGTTCTTCTCCCAATCTTTCAAGTCGTTGTTGTCTTGTTCCATATTTTTTATCTATATGTTTTTTTAATCCGGCTGCTGTAATACTACGTTTAGTTTTAAACTCTATCCAATCACAAGCATCTCTTAAACTAATAGATTCACTTGCAACTAAATCTTCTGCAACTTCTAATGCTTCTATTTGTTCAGGTATTGGTTTAAAGTACCCTTCTATATCACTAGGCTCATATCCAAAAGGAATTGTTGAGGTTTTCCTTTTTATATATCCGTCTTTCATTTTTTAAATATTCTATCCCAATTATCATTAAATTGTTCTTTTGACACAGCAGACGGTTTTAATCTAGACCCTTTATTTACACGACCACCATTTTTTTTATTAGTAATTAATACTGGTTTTTGTTCACTTCCTAAAGTTGCCATTGATTATGTTTCCTATATAAAGTTTTATTTTCCCAATCTTCAATAGCTTTTGCTATACTTTCTTCTGCTAATACACTACAATGTAACTTAATAGCAGGTAAGTCTAATGCCTTTGCTATATCTTTATCTTTTATTTGTTTAGCTTCATCAACTGTTTTGCCTTTTAACATTTCAACAAACATAGTGCTAGATGCTATTGCAGAGCCACATCCATATGTTTTAAACTTAACATCTTCTATTACATCGCCATCAAGTTTAAGTTGTAATCTCATGACATCGCCACAAGCAGGTGCACCAGTCATTCCTGTAGCAACATTAGGGTCTGTTGGGTCAAATCTTCCTACTGCATGTTTTTCAGGTTCATTAAGAACACTGTTAAATCTGTCAAGTACTTGTTGTGAGTATGCCATTTAAAATAGAACTGAATTAATATACATAAACAAAAGCATTAAGGCTAACATAGTAATTTGAACAATAGACATAATAGCAACAAGACTTAATTGTTTTTTTGCAAACCAACTTAGTTCGTTTTTTTGCCAATTGTCAATTTGTTTTTTAGTAACTTTTTTAGTTACCACTTAACTCTATTAGCCCAATAAGCTGCTGACATTTTACCTTTTGCAATATTTTTTCTATGTCTAGCTTTAAAAGACTTTCGTTTCATTTTTGTTTTACGAGACTCTCCTGCTTTTGGTTTACCTGCAGTCTTTGCACCTTGTTGCCCAAAACGAATAGTTTTAATTTTGTCTCCTTCTTTAGCTACAACAATGTGTGATTTTTTAGGATGATTAGGAGTTCTTTTAGGTTTATTAAAACCAGATACGCCTGCTCGTGCAAGTCTTGGGTCTTTTTTCTTAGCCATTATTTTCTATAGCTCCGTGTCTTTCGTGCAATCTTTTTAGGTTGTTTACTATGTTGTTTACCTTTTTTAGTATCTTCTCGTTTTTTTCTACTTGTGGCTGCGTACTCTTGGGGGCTAAGAGCAGCTATGGCTGCAGAAGGTAAATATCTTTCACCAGTCTTAGATGATTTTTTACCTGACTTAGTACGCCATTTTTGCTCAGTCCATTTTTTAAGACTTCTTTGACTTTTTTTGAGTGCCATGTTTTTTCCTAATTGCTTCTTTCCCTTTCTTAGCTATCTGTGCTTGTGTAGCTTTTCCTGCAACTTTAGCTCTTTGTTCAAGTACAGTAAGTATTTGTATCTTACGAGCGTAAGGTTTATTTATTCTTTTTACTTTAGCTACAGTAGCTCTAGCATCAGATGGGGTAGCAAACTTAATTGATACAGTATCTTTTGGATTTTCATCCGTATATAATCTACGACCACTACCTTTAGGTTTCTTTCCTGTACCTACTTTAGGGTCTTTTTTCTTAGGCATTATTTATAACCACCGCCTTTAGCTTTATATTGTTTAGCGAGCATCTGAGCTTTTCTAGCACTCCATTGTCCGGGCTTACCACCTTTACTACCTGCTTTAATCTTATTAAAAAGATTTTTTCGCATAGTAGGCTTGGTATAGTTTCCTGCTTCGTTTACTCTACTTTTAGCTTTCTTTTTTGGTTTTCTTGGCATGATTACGTCTAGCTTTTAACAATGTTTCCCACATTTCATTGTGGGCTGTTATCTTCTCCTGCATAGAGGGTTGTTTCTTCTTCTTCATATTCTATATCTTCTGCTCCTACATCTATAGGTGCTTTCTCTGGTAATATAAATATACCTCCTGCAGCTTTATGAGTTACGTCAAGTTTATCATTTTTAGTTACACCTACACGATCTAATATAGTTTGTGCAGCAGTTAGCTTATTACTAACCTGCGGTATAGGTGCATCACTATTCATGATATCTACGAGTTTAAAGGCTGCTTGGGGTGCAGAACGAGCGAGTACGTCCGAGGCTAATTCAATCACTTCTTGCTTCAATGCTTTTATAACTTGATGATAATTGCCTGAGTATCCTGCAAGCTCGGCTGCTTTCTTCGGATCACCTCCTGTCTGGATCAAATTGTCCAGAAATGCTTGTTGTTTTTCCGTAAGAACTTTATCTTTTTTCTCTGTTACTTGAGGTAAATAACTCATATTCCTAATTATAGGACCATATACAGACTTGTCAAGTCTTGAAAGTTAAAATAATACTTGACAAAATGAAACTACAACTGTACAATATATCTTGTTAAGTCCGGTGGGTTAAATATATATCTACCTAGGCTGTCTAGCCCTGCAAAGTTCTTTGAAGTGCAAGGGGGCGAAATCTAGTAAACACCTACTTAGGCTAAAAATGTATGTGATTGCTATATATACTACCCCCTCCCCCCCGTACATCCTGCCCTACCCCACTTGTCAAGTCTTAGAAAGTTTTCATAGCACACTTGCAAAGTTTCGTCAAGTCTTTTTTTTAGTGCGGAGCTTATAGCATACTTGTCAAGACTTGTCAAGCTTTTTATTTACTTTTATTTTACTTGATAAACTTGACAAGTTTACTAAGTTTTTGTATATGTCCATCTAGTTAACAAGTCTTATCAAGTTTATTAAGTCTTTCAAGTTTACTCCATCACTTGTTAAACTTTGCAGGGCTTTATATATCTTCCCCAATATTATCAATAACTTACAAGATAGTTGCTGATTTCCTTACATAGTTTTTTAAGTGTGTAAAAGTGGGCATTTGTGCAACATGCTCTTAAACCTCCATAATTCAATTCTAAGGCATTTTTAATGTTTTCCTTATCTTCCTATTCCTTGCCCTTGTTTCGTTTAAAATTCATACTGTACATTTATACAGTAATATAGTTGTATCTTTTTATTGACTTGTTAGAATCTTTGTGCTACTTGTCAGAACTTCCATACCTTATAAACTTTGACAAGTCAAGTAATTTATTTAACTTTTTGTATATTTTTTTTCTTGCAAAGTGTTTCTTTTTCTTTTAAAGTATGTATCAGTTAGTAAGGCAATCAAGCCACGAAAGCGAAAGAGGGTTAACAGTTATGCGAAAAGCAATGTTTGTTATAAATCCCAAAACTTTAACGCCAGAACTTAAAAATGTTTTTGTTGAAGTTGAAAGGGAAGAACTAAAAAAAGGAATGCGACCTTTTGAAAAGTCAAGCGATAAGATCAAAAGGCAACGTATATTAAAAGTTTATAATAAATGGAATGATACCAACACAAACAGAAAAGGAAGTTTAACGCCTTATCAATGGTTTAATATTCATACAAGCATAGGCGAATATGGTAAGAATCCATTGTATACAATATAAACCCCGTACAAGCTGAGCACCTTGCAAAACTGCTCATATTTTTTTATAGGTTTTTGAAAAAGAATTTATAAAAAAGTATTGACTAAATAAAAATTTTAGTTTATGCTATGTTTTGAGAAGTAGGACAACAATGTCTTGAAAATCAAAGAGGGCTAAAGATAGCTATGTTTAATTAATAGGAGGGCTATGCAAATAAATAAAAAAGATTTACTAGAAATTATAGACTCTTTTGATAGATTATTAAAAAGATTAAAGAAATCTAGTGACTTCCATTATGATGTATGGAAAGATAATGAGATTTGTAAATTAACTAATTATATTCATGAAAATTCTTTATTTTCAAATGAAAAAGAAAATAAAAAATTAAAAGAATTATATTTAGAATATGTGCAAAACTTTAAAAATAAAAATAATTCAAGGAAAAATATCCCTGTAGATTTATGGAATCTAGGGCAATGGGAGGCATATGGCGATGCTATACATTCTCTTGATTCTAAAATATGGGAATTAAAAGAATTAGTCGACCCAGATTTTAAAATATTTACTGATGAATAAGGAGGGCTTATGACAAAAAAAGACCATGAAAAAATTGCCGATGTTTTCAAATATGGTTATGATATTGGAAACTTACAGCAATATATAATAATTGATATTATGTTGGATGAAATGTGCGAGGTTTTATTAAAAGATAATAAGAAATTTAAAAAGAATATTTTTGAGAGGAGGGCAAGGGGCTATGACATTTGACGAACTACAAGAATTGAGAGATGCAATTACGGATATCATGATTGCTAGAGATTTCTTAGCAAGTAAAGGTATAGATGTTGGAATTTATCAAATTAATAATATTTCTAATGCTTTATATGAATTACCAGATGAGGAAGATTGCGAGGATTACCCAAAATAAGGAGGGCTTATGACATTTGATGATTTTTATGAATATCGTTTGTTTCAATTAAATCTATTAACAGGCTTAGAAGATACAAGCGAAGAGGCAAAACAGATAAAATTAGACATGGGATATTCTGTGGATGCTGATTATTGGGATATTAACCATGATATACAAAAGATACAAGATGTCCTTGAGTGGTATGAGGAATGGAAACAATTGAGTAAAAATACATAAGGAGGGCTTATGCAATTACTAGGAATTGGAAACAATTCTAAGACTATTAAAAGTGATAAAGGTGGGGAATATCTAACAGGTATTCTCTACCTCGACCCACGAAATACGAAAGTGTGTCCGTATCAAGATATAGCAAGGTGCAAGGTTGCTTGTCTTAATACTGCAGGGCGAGCAGGTATTATCAAAAAGGGTGAGATCAGTAATAATATTCTTAGAGCGAGAGCAAGAAAAACAGATTTATTTTTTGAAGATCAAGCGGAGTTTATGCGGTTGATTGTCAAAGATATTAATTCTTTGATAAGAAAAGCTGATAGACTATCTGTTAAGCCTTGTGTAAGGTTGAATGGTACAAGTGATATTCAATTTGAAAAGATAAAACTTGAGAATGGAAATACTATCTTTGAGGAGTTTCCGGACGTACAGTTTTATGATTATACGAAGATACCAACAAGAAAGGTTGAGCATATCAAGAATTATCATTTGACGTGGAGCTATAGTGAAGCTAACGAAAAATATTCTGAGTACTGGCACGAAGCCTTAGCCAGGGGCATGAATGTAGCAACAGTATTCAGAAAAGAGTTACCCAAGTCATTCAAGAATGTTAAGGTTATCAATGGTGACAAAGACGATTTGAGATTCTTAGATGAACGAGGCGTAATAGTAGGACTAAAG